AACCCAATATTGCCATTGTTGTGGTGATTTATATTTTTTCTCCATTCATATACTTAGTCCGAAAGGAGATTTTTTCTGAAATTTTCCAATACCGTTGGATTGTCAATCTGAATATCAATTTCAGTATTTTCATCAACGCATTTTCCAATTCCGTTCACCCGTTCTGGATTATCCAGATTTTTACCCGTTATCAAATTAAATCCCGATTGAAAATCAACCGATATTTGGTCGTTTCCGATACTGAGGAAATTTTGCCCCTTTAATGTTTTATAGATTATTCGTTTCATTTTTTAGATAATTTTTCCTATTTACAATAGGGCCAATTGTAATCGTAAGATCTCCAAAAATAAAAGCCCATAATGGGTGTATCATCGTATGATCTATTATGGTTTTAATTACTATTTTTTCAGTAATTGTATTTATACCGTTATCAGATACCCTATTTCTATCATATAACCCCCAATAAATCATAATTAGGTATTTAAATAATTTAATACTTTTGACACTTTTCATACAATTCGTCGTTAATTTTCTTCACTCTCATCAATTGCTCATCATCCAGCTTGAGTTGTTCATAGAACTCATCAAACATTCCCACGATATCAACAGAATCCACTTGTTCAACATCACCAATTGTCTTCGTTGCCACGTTGTATTCCGTGGTGAGACGGAAAGGAGCGAAGTTGGACAGGTAGACTTTGAACTTCTCCACCTTATCATCTTCAATGTCTTTGTCAACTATGAGCTTGATAATGTTTCCTTCAATATCCTCTGCTTTATAATTCTTGATCTTAGTCAGAGGAATTTTAATAAATTCAGGAGACATCGTATTCTTCACAAATTCGACGGAATCATCTTCCAGATTCAGAATGTGATAACCTTTGTCATCTCCACAATCGTTGAAATCGTGATGGAAAGTATTACCAATATATCGAATCGTTCCTTCGTTGTATTTCTTGATACTCTTAGTATGGAAGTGACCAGACCAAACATTGGTGGTTCGTGATGCGAGGAAATCCATAACTTGGAATCCATGATCACAGACCTTGTAATTGTTCATCTGAAATGTCTGGATTTCAAAGTGTCCAAAGATGTGATCAAATTTACCATCAGGTAATTCGTGATTCCATGGGACGAATAGTAATTTTTTACCAAACGCATCCAATTCCAAGTTCTGATCAATAATAGTGATATTGTCATGACCCTTGAGGAATCCCAAGCTATGGACATCACTACGATTTTTATAGAAAGCATCGTGATTACCAATCACCATGAACATATTAAAGTTCTTGAATTTGGCAATCAATTCGGATGCAACGTGGATTGTCTGCACAGAGATTTCTGAACGATTGTGGAAGAAATCACCAAGGAAAAAAATGTCTGTGATTTTCTTTTTCTTCAAATCGGAAACCATCCAATCTGCCCACTTGAGAGCGATTTCGTGCCATTCTGTTGAGTTCCCATAAAGACCTAAATGTAGGTCTGAAAATATTGCTACTTTTGGTTTCTTAATCATTGTCATCATATTCATCCCCTTCCATAACTGGTTTCACATATACATGACCCATCGCATCAGGACCAGACATTGATTCCATATATACCATTTCTTTATATTCATTCAGACCTTCGTGCTGTCCTTTTTCTTTATTGATACGATTGGTGAATGCGTTCCATGCAATGCGATTGAAATAAGAGAATGGATTAAATTCTGATTCAATATTATATAATTTTTTCTCCAAAGCATGATACATTTTTACAATCGCATCTCCCACCATTTCTTCTTTCCAGCTTCGAGAATATCGAATAAATCGATGATTGTATGATAATCCCTCTGCTATTTTAACAATGTTAGATGCTAGATTATTAGTCATCTTATCCGACTCATAATAATATGTTAATTGTTCTCGAAACTCTTTAGAGTTTACATAATACTCATTTTTATTACTCATATTTCAATTGTTCTTTCCGTCCATTGGATATCTTCTTTATCATAAATTTCTTGTCTGTATTCGGCATGGGAAGATGAATATTTGGTATCATCCACAATATCAAATATCCTCAATTTGTCTTTACTTTCATGTAAACGAAGTCCTCTACCAATTGACTGAACAACACGAATAAAACTCTTACCCAATCCAACAAACATAATATTTGGAAGATTTTTAATGTTGATACCTGTGGAAAAGATAGATGACATCGCAATACAAATGATATTATCATTCTTTTCCATCATGTCAATTATTTTTTGTCTTTCTTGAACATCGACTTCACCTTTGACAAAATATATATGTCTATCCAATTTATTAGACAAAACAGATAGTAAAGAATCGCCATGTTCCAAGTGATTAACCATAATAAGAACGTTACCATTAAGTTTGCCAGCCAATTTACAAATAAAATCATTCCGTTTTTCATTTTTATATAAGTATTCTAATTCTTGTTTATAATTTAATTTATATGTTTTTGAATGTTTCAATTTTAAAACATTTATATTAACATTTGATAGATATTTCTCATCTCTCAATTCTTTGGATTTCTTCTCATAAATCACTGGTCCAAAGACACCAAGCGTTTTCCATTGATTCAATGGTTTATCAGATAATGTTCCTGTAAAACCGAACTTGTTTGGTGTTTTGATTTTATTAATAATTTTTGACAAATTGGCATCACTATTGACACCGTGACACTCATCGACTATCAATAAGTTCACATCAAGTATCCAAGGATTATCAGTGAATTTAGAACCTAAATTCTGAGTATTGCATATAACAACTTGAGTATCTTGCAAAGGACTTTCACCAGTCCAACCTGAATATGAGAATGTGACTTGGTAGTCCTCGAAATCTTTTTGTAACTGATTTACAAGAGAAAGACCTGGAACTACGATGAGACATTTGAATGTATCATTTGATACGTTTTCCATATAATTTTCTATCAGTAATGCTTGAGCTAGAGATTTACCTGCTCCTGTTGCTAATAGAAAAACACCATAACCTTTCTCTAGTCCAGCTATGATAGAATCTTTTTGATAATAACGAGCATCATATTTAAGTTCATCTTTGAACTCGAATTTCCCAATGCCACATTTCAATCTATCACGAAATTCATCAGTGAATGTGATATCGGTAATTTGGTTATCTCTTAGATGTTTTAGAATCTCCCCATAAAATCCGAAGTCAAACAAACCAGTAGGTGTGATTGCATACTTACGGTCTTTTACAAAACGATGCCCTTTCTTCTTAGCGAAAGAAGCACCGTCATTCTTAACAGAAAAATGATTACGGATCATACTGAGTGTTTCGGAATCCGTAATCAATTGCGCCTGTCGCTTAGTTGGTTTATAATCAAATGTTATCATTTATTCATTCTCTATAAAACATTCCCGTTTGATGTGAATCAACTTTAATGCTCATAACTACATAATTATCTTTCTGATTATAATCAGTGATATATGTTATTTCAGCCAATATCCATCCTCCAGTTTCATAATTACCATGTTCAGGGGACATCACATATTCACACATGAATAATATATCTCCAACTTGGTAATTCCTATCATTTTCTCGTATCTCGAATGTTTTTGAACCATCAATAACTTTATCGAAATACTCTGGTAATATTTTTATATCGTGTCTCATTTAGGAATCTTTTCATATTCGATTCGTAATCTATCAAGTTCATCTAGATCACCTTTTTTAGTAGCTTCAATCATGAGTTTAAGTAAACATTTTTCTTTTTCCATGTTTTCAAAGATTGTTGCCCAAGCTTTTTCATTATCTGCTGAAGATAATCCAACAGGATCAACGAAGAAACCAATTCCCAATTTATTAAGTCTATCTATTCTATTTCCCATAATCGTTCATGCTCCATACATATCTCGTATCCATTCCCAAATTTCTTCATCAGCCTCAAATCTACCATAATTCTCCAATTTTTCAAGAATTTCTGCCATCATATTGGGATTAATATAATCGAATTTGATTTTTTGGTGTTCCATTTTCATACGATAAACTTTTAAAATGTTTTCGTAAAAAGATTCCTCTGGATTTAATTCATATTTCATATTCATCAATTCTATCTGTTGTGTGCATATAATTTTTATGACATATCCATTCTAGATACCAATAAAATTTCTCACCATCATACTGCAATGTTCTCCACATGTCACAAACAGAACCACAGTAATCACATTCATCCAATTGGTGAAATTCTGAACATCTGCCGATCTGTATATCAGGTGGTAAATCTGGATCATAATTTTCATTAACATTCTCATCCATGTTATCCTATAATTCTTGCAGCTTCCGCAGTTCCAAAATGTTCTTAATGTCGTTACCAATGAATGTAATCTGACTTACCAATTTTTCCAGATATTCAATAAGATACTCTTGCTCTTTAATTTTTTGATTGATTGCCTCCAATGATGGAGTCTTATCCAAATCATCCAAATATTGCTTATTGAGTGCCACAGGAGATTCTTCCATAAGCTTCTTTTGAAGAGTGTGCTTAGTGGATGCTTTGAGTTTGTAAAGTTTGTCCTTATCGATCTTTGCATCAATGAGACGGCACACCCAAAAGTGCTTCTCGGATGGAACACGTTTTGTGATGAATTCCAAATTAAAATCATCAATTTTCACAAATTCTTCATATTGAGCTTGGTATTTTTTAATTAATTCGTAACTCATATCATGAGTATAACACGATATTTATATCTGTCAAGTGTTTAGCATATCTTCCAAATTAAAATCGTAACCGCTAAATACTTATATGATTAAAAATATTTTTTGGGTTTATGTATTAAAAGATGAAAACGATATAATTAGATACGTTGGGAAGACTAATGATTATAAAACAAGAATTTCATCACATTTTAAAAATTCGAGTAATTACTTAATACGTGAAAAAATTAATGATAAATGGTCGCACGATCATATTTTCAGTTCTGAAAATGAAATAGAAACTTTGAAAAAAGAATGTCATTTCATAGATAAATATAAAAAACAGTTATATAACATAAGAAAAACTAGTGGTATATCAAGAAGAAGTGATAAAATAACTTTAACTTTAAAAAATATAAAAAATGGTGAAATTCGTCATT